CTTCATTGTAAATGAGATTCTTCAGAATCGTTTGTTCCAGTTTCATCAACTATTTCCTCATCTAAATTTGATGACATGATATAAATCAAGAAGTCACCCGCATACTTCTTAAAGTCGGCATCTTTCTCCAACTTTTTGGGCTTCATTACGGGTGATTCTAACACATAGTATGCAAAAAGTAAACGCATTTGTTCACCTTCTTCCCTGAAACGTACTTTACCATATTTGAAAATGGTATCTTTGTACGTTCCAGTAAGAAGTTTGATATGCGTTGCTTCTTTAACACTTTTAGGATAAATGAAACAATAATCTATACCTTCAATCATTCTTCAGCCTGCATAATATCACCGTTTGCTACACGATATTTTTCTTCAACAAACTTGTTAAAGGATTTACTTTCGATGATGTTGGTCCAAAAATCTTTTGTGTCAGTATCTTTCTCTCGATACTTCTTTTCTTCAACTTCACCAGTTTCTACATTTACCTTTGAATACCAACCATTACTTGGCTTGATGACATGACCAGATTCTAATGCAAGATCAAGGAGACCAGACCATTTGCTGATACCACCATCAAAAGATACACTGACTGGAATCTTTGACTTCTCTCGGACATATCTACTCTTTTCGACATTGATGATGAAGTTATATCCTACAATTTCCTGACCGTCCTTTTCTTGTTGGCGACCAAGAATGAAGATGTTGTCTGCTGAGTAATATGATCCTGTTCCACCACCAACAATATCTTTAGGGAACATTCCAATTTCTTTGTATGTATGATTGACAACAATCATTGGAATATCCTTCAGTGACAGGTGGGGAGTTACCATACGAAACAAACTTTTCACTTGTTTTGCACGGCTCATATCGGCAACAGATTTGCCCTCAAGTGCATCTTCAACTTCTTTCTTGGATGCAAGATTACCAATTGAGTCAATAACGATGATCAAATGTTCACCTCGTTCCAGTTGTGTCAATTGTTGCATAACATCAAACTTCAACTGTTCAATATCAGTCAATGGAGTATGCAGAACACGATCAGTGTCGATACCAAAACTATCAAAGTAGGATTGAGGTGTGCCAAACTCTGAATCATAAAACAGAAGTGCTGCATCTTCATATTTGTCTAGATAAGACTTTGCCATAAGCAACGAAAATGCTGTCTTGAAGTGCTTGCTTGGACCTGCCCACATGGTAAGACCAGGAGTCAAACCTCCATTAAGTTTGCCCGATAGTGCAACATTGATGATAGGTACTGCTGTTGGAATCATGTCCTTTTGTGTAAAGAACTTTGATTTGGAAAGGATTGCTGAATCTTTGATACTGCTGTTCTTTTTAATCTTGTCAAGAATACTCATTTTTCACCTCAGTTAAAAAAATCTTCTAGTGTGCTTTGTGGTTCTGTTGACCAATCAATACATTCCAAAATAGTACGAATTGGCTCCAAGAACGTCTTTTCAAATTGCATATTATAATCGATATATTTGTCCAATTCAAACTCTTTAGGCAATCTTGAAGGATAAGAAATGACCGTATCTTTAAAAGGATTAGGTCTCTTGAGATAAGAGAACTTGATCTTCTCACCCTCTTGGATCAATGGATATTTCTTTGTCAAATTTTTCTGCTTCAGATAGTGATTATATAGAATTGCTCCCTTTACATGAATAGGTGTTCCACTTTTGTACAGTGTTGCAGCATCTGAATACTTATCTAGCCCATTGATGCCTCTTGGAAAAGAGATATCTTCTGGCGGAAGTGTACGAAAGTATTCACGAAAATCTGCAATGAACTTGTGGATGTCTGACTGATTACCACTGATAATGATACGAATTGACTCTTTCATCTTCTCACGCACGGCAGCAGGAGTAGATGACTTGATCATTTCCAAACCCATGACTTTCAGATCAGGTTCTTCATACTGAACACCTTCATTATTATACACATTCATGATGTATCGCTTCTTTGCCGTCCAAATACCCTTGTCAGCAAGTGCTTCACGTTTCATCTGCATTTTCTGTGCATATGCATGAACATATTCTGCCAACTCAGCATATGATTTTGAAATGTAAGGTTCAATCTTATCTTTACAAACTTTATCCATGAAATCAATCACTTTGACTTTTGGCATAGAAACTACGCCATCAGCGCCATATACTTTATTGACCAAAGGACCAAGTTTCAAGTAAATCGAATCTGTGTCAGAAGCAATTACATAATCAACATCTTTTGTTGATAGAATCTTGTTCATGTATTCATTAATCTTGTTTTCAATCCAACGAATACTTAATTGTCCAGCAGTGGTGACACCCAAGGCCATACGCAAATCATAAAACCTGAAATATTGAGAACCCAAAGCGCCGTAAGCAGAGTTAAGTGATACCTTTTTAGCCAACTGTAGGTTGTTGTATCTGGCAATACGTTTTTCAATTTCATATAATTTAGAATTGTCTTTTTCATTCTCATATTCCTGTTTAGACTTCAACATCAGATTTTTGAATTTCTTTCGATCTTCATACATCTCAGCCATCATCTTTGGTAAGAAGCCTTCATGGTCGGTTCTAAACAACTGGCCATTAGGTGTTATGGTGCATTGCATTGTATGCAAAAAAGAAGTATCAACCGATTTAGACAACATATTATCAACGTTGATCTTACCTATTTCCTGTTCAAATAATTCTATAGACTGAAGTTCTTTTTGTAGTTCTTCAGTAGTTAATTCTTTTACATTACGAAACATTATTCATTCTCCGAAAACCAAATTAACACATCAGCTTTGCCAGTGAATACCATCCATGCAGAAGATAATCTTTTCCAAAAAATAAAACCCGGATAAGATATTGGTCTTGCTTGTGTCCAAAGCCCATTTTTTCCTCTTGTCTGTACATTCCAACATTTAATATCGTCTGCTGAAAAAACCATTGGGGTTCTCATCATTTCATCACCTTTTTTTAATTCCATATTCTTTCAGTCTACTCTTAACAAGAACTTCACTACATCCATATATTGAAGCAATCTCTTTTCTGGTTTTACGTTCATCATTGTAGAGTTTAATTAATTCAGATTTCTCTATTTTATAAACTCTTTTTTCTCGGCAAGTTTCTTTGTATCGTTCTCTTGTCGAATCACTCATAGGATATTTTTTACCAGGAACTCTACCGCCAGTATTCTTTGATACATTATACAGTATTCCACCTTCAGTAATCAAGCCATACTTTTGTATGAGTTCGGATTCTAAATTTTCACAAGATTCTCTATCACCTTCAAATATTTTTTCAACTTTAGGTTCCACACCAGTCAATTTCATCTTTTTAATTTTACCATAAAATGATGGATATTCAGCATCATATGGCATATATGAAGATGGTTTTAGGTGAGCCCAAGCACGGTATCCAGAACCAACACCAATATAGAATGGATTATTTTTGTTGTCCCTATAAACATAAACATAGTTCATTTGTATACGCTCCTTTGATTAACAAGTTACTATATCCTATTTATAGGTTTCTGCTTTCTAATTCTTGGATTAATTTTCGTTTTCTATCTTCAATATAACTTCTTTCGACCAGATTTTCGGGACTTATGGAATACTGCATCATGAGGTGGGGGTAAAGTGAATTTAGGTCAAAACTAGCGACAAAATCATGTGCGCCAACTTGAACTTCTTTGACATATGCTCCTTCAAATGCTGCATCTTTATCTTGTACTTCTTTTGGAGGAACAACGATGTTCTTCTCCATAAGATGATTGTATGTGAGTGCATCCCACATTCTCGTCTGTGCAAATACATCTTCATAGTTACACTTGGTATCATATGCAAGAGTCAAGGCAAGTTCCAACAACTTCAGCTTGTCTTCCAGCTTCAGAATAAGTTCAACGTCTTTGATGTTATACTCGATAAACTTTTGGAAGTTCAATCTGTATAATTGATGCAGGTTCTCATATTCATCATAGGACAATTTGCTTTCACCAACTTCGGCACTTGCAATAGCGTCCAAACGATATGATTCTTGCGACTTTCCATTTGGCGCATACCAACGGTATAGTTCAATATAGTCGAGAGATGCAACACCCTGTAGTTCATATGCAATTAATGTTTTGTTATTTGAATGCACACTTCGTTCGTTGATATGTTTCCAAGGTGACAGAAGTTTCGCAACATCTTCACCTAGAATACGGCGAAAACGATTGACAAGGTACGGAATATCAAAGAACTTGGTGTTCCAACCAGTTATAACGTCTGGTGTGTTTCGTTCCCATTCCATAATGAACTTCTTGCATAGCGTCCATTCATCTTTGCATTTCGTATAGATGACATTTTCATCATTGTTGACAAAATCACCGCAACCATAAACATAGGTCTTACCACCAATGTACTTGATAGTGATTGCAGTAATGGGTTCATTGGCTTCATATGGATCAGGGAAACCGTTTTCTGATCCAACTTCGATATCAATTACTCCAATCGAAATCTTGTCTTGATCCCATTCGACCATGCCAGAATGATTTTCACCGATAAAGGCATATTCGTATCGGGTGTTGCCATAGATTTTAGGTGCACCGTAAACTCCATCAAAACCCTTAATGAAGTCACGGGCGGCCTTGATACTTTCAAACTTCTTTTCTTCCAAAAACTTACCATCAAGTGTCTTGAAATATCCTTTTTTGCTTCGGATATAGAGGATCGGTTCATAATTGATCCTCTCTTTGACTCGTTTACCGTCCTCAACACCTCGGTAAAGAATCTGGTTACCAAAACACTGTACATTAGTATAGAAATTCAATGTCATCAACCTGTAATTAATTGCTTGTTTGGAAGAACGATACCTGCACCAAAGATTTGATTGTAGTTATCAACAAATTCTTGAGAAGGTGTATATGTGTATAATACAGCACTTTCTTTAAAAATGAAAGTAGAATCTTTCTTTTGTGGTGCATGAAGTGGAAATGGTGCAAATCCTACGCTAGGTTGCCCATTTTGGCCTCGGACAATTGCAACTCC